TGAGACGTTAAAATATCTTCCTCACGTGCAGTCATATACTTTAATTCAATTTCACCAGATGCAAGCGGGTGATCTTTAGGATATAACTTTCCCTTGCTTGGCAATGGAACGATTTCCGTTGGAAAATTAGTTTTCTTTACAGTCTCGTTTGTGTATTGTTTTAACGCAAGTTCTTTTAACTGCTCATCTGTCAATTCGGTTGCCATACAAAACTCCTTAAAATAATAAACTGTTATGTATATAAATAGTAAAAAATAGAAAATTCCCCATGTAAAATAAATTTACGTGGGGAATTTGTATTGTATATCTTAAATTAATATTGAAGAATTGCGTAATCGTATGCAAGTGTAAGAGTGATTTCAACAGCCGGTTCTTGTCCCCAGTCCATGTTACCGAAATCAGTTTCTAATATAAATGCACCTTTTATTGTCCATTCTTCGATTTTATCACCAACTGGTCCTAGCGCATTAAATGTAATGTCTTTTTTGTAAAAGTCAGAATATCCGTCTCGTCCAGTTACCGATTCATGAGACAAACGAACCCATTCCATTACAGCTTGTGCCGCAGATGGGACAATCGGATCATACAGTTTAATCTGTATGTCTGTCCATTCCCCTTTTCCTTTAAGCTGACGCTTTACATTTATATGCTCCATTGTAACTTTACCGAAGCGAATATCTGGTCTATCAGCAGCTTTAATTAAATATGCAGGAACACCTTCGATATACATTATAAATCGGTTTTGAACTTTTGGTTCAAACGCCGTAAACATAATTTCGGTAGGACTTAAAATTTCAGCCATTTATTTCTCCTAATCAATTTATCTGGGTTAATCTGGGAATTGTGCGCCAGTTGGTTGTATGTTAAAATCTAATTTAATATATTCAGCTGTTTTAGTTGGCTGCAGGTAGAGTTGACCATACATGATATTTCTATCGATAATATCAGGTGTATTGTTTGTCTCATCCATTATTACTCTAAATGCGTAGAGACCTTGTCTTTGTTGAATTGATTCTAAATATGGATTAACTATATTTAAAAATCTATTTCTAGTTGCAGCTGTGTTTTGTTCAAATACAAGATAACGTGTAGCACTTGCAATGTATTTTTTAGCTGCTATAAGAAGTCTTCTAACATTTATTCTATCCAACGCAGATGGGCGACCTTGAAGAGTTTTTTGACCCCATACACATACCCCTTGGCCAGGGAATGATGCTATAGGATTTATTCTGTTCTCGTATAAGGTATCACGCTGTTCTTGATTTAAACGCATCTTAACATCGATTACTTCAGTTAATCCACCTCTGTTCAAGCCAGCAGGTGCATACCATTCTGCAGCAACTCTGTCATTAAATGCAATTACGCCCGGCAATACTACAGATGGTGGAACCCATACTGGTTTGTTTTTATTCGTATCAACAATCTTTACCCATGGATAATATGCACCTGCATAATTAGAATCAAATCCTTCTACAGTAGATACTGCTGTACTAATATTATCATTATATCCAGCAACATCCATTATGTAAAAACAATCTCCTCTGCTTTCGCATAAATCTTTTGCGTAAGTTGATATTGAGCTGTGTAAACTGTGCACAATACCCGGTAATACAATAAGATTTAAATCTATCTCATCTGGGTTGCTTATTGCATCAATAGCTTTCTTGTATGCTGTGTATCCATCTGCCGAGTTAGAGCTTATGTCAAATCCTTGTGTATTTGTGCTTAATATGTTTGCACCTGTTCGTTTTTGAAGATTTGGCTTAAACCCGTCAAATCCACCTTGGAATGGTACAATAAACTTTCTAGAATCAATTGATGTATTTGATGTTAAGTTAATTGAACCAGAATATGGTGATGTTGCCGATGGATAGGCTGCAGCTGCTGCTTGATTGAAATCCGATAGCAAGAACGGTACATTGCTTCCAGTTACAAGCTTTGTTAATGCAGGCAATGCTTGGAGATAGTTTTTATTATCATTATTTGCAAATGAAAAATCAAATCCAAAGTATACCTTTTTATTATAAGTTCCAGCCACTGTTTGACTTTGTACAAAGCTTGCCGCAGATGGCTGTGAAAATCCATCGGGTATTGGAGAATACAATGCTTCAAATCCAAACGGTACCAAGTCTACTGCAATTGCTCCGTTTACCACTGCCTCTTCTATTTCAACTCTAATATACGATGACTTATTTGGATAATCACCGGTTGTTGATATCGTGCCTTCGTCAGAAATAGTCATGTTCATATCACCGATAACTCTTCCAATAAACAATGGAGAATTCGGATCTAAATTACATGTAAATGATTCAACTACAGCTGGTCTAATATCATCATCTTGATATGTAAACGGTGTGTTTGAGAATTCATCCTGATCGACATATCTAACTATTACATCAAATTGACCATAAAGAGATCCAGCTATAGTGCCAGCTGCTTTAATGTTTGCAATAGCAACTTTTACTTCTATATTTGAATTGTTACCGTCAGAAATTGTATGGAATTTAAACAATCTCTGTGTAAATCCACCAACTTTTTGTGATGTTATATATGGAGTTGACGCGTTAGAATATTCATTTTCAAAATTCCACGCAGGTGTTGCCAACGATCCTGTTTCTATTGAAATAACAGTTGATGGATCTGTTGCTAATGAAGCAGATGCCAAATATGTGAACAATGAATAGTTGTAAACTGGTAATGTTCCATATGCTGTATCGCCAAAAATCTTTGCAATAAAGTTAGAGTCTTCTGGGTTTATTGAGCATGAGAACGTAGTTCCATTTCTGTCTATAGCATTTGTATATGCCGTATCCGTTGCAAATGAACCACTTAATGTCAAGAGGAAGTTTCCATTTGATGTATTAGTGATTGTAGTGCGTTGGAATAGAGCAGTAGCGCCATCTGTTGTAACAGCATATGTAGGATGAAGCATGGATATTATCCGTTTTCCATAACTACCGCTAGCTACAATTGCAAGTGGAGCAGTAAGTGTATAGCCACCTGTACCCAACACGCGCACTACAGTTGCAGATGGTGCGTTGGTTAAATATGAATTTGCCGTATATGGCAAATATGATGTTTCGGTAAATCCGCCAAACTTTTGTGTGAATTCACTAAATGAAGATACCGGTGTAGGTACAAACGCTTTTCCTTTTACAGTTGGCCCAATCAATGATGCACCAATCGCACTTGCTGCTTGAGGTAAAAAGCTGAGATCTACTTCATTTGTAAATACTCCAGGACTAACTATTCTTTCTGCCACATGTTTCTCCCAATTTTAAATTAGTTCACTACTTCAGTGTTTTCGGTTTTTGGTGACGGTGTGAAAGTTCCAGTTTGTAAATCTAGCATACCATCGCCATATTTTTCGTTTAATTCTTTCACCAGCTCTTGCTCAGAATTTCGTATTTCTACAAATTTATTTAAAACTGTCTTTTTAGCTTCGTCCATAGCGGTTAATCTATCAATTAATACTGTTCTTTCTAATTCCACTTGACCTAATTCGTTAGTCATCATTAAATAATCACCTTGTAACTGTTTAATCTTACCAATTTCTTCGTCAGAAAAAGTAATTGTTTCTGCAACTTGACTCATATTTTTATCCCTAATAAATTTTGTAAAAACATTATTCTCCATATAAATATGGTTTAAAAAATCTAAAATCAACCTAAATTATAGTCATCCGGATAAATTTTTCCGTTATTGGGTACAGTTTTTTCCTTTTTAAAATCCTCAACAGAATCAACAACACTTTCACCAAATACGAGTTTTTTTGGAGTAATTCTCTTAGAAAAATTACTTTCTTTTACCAGTGATTCCTTCAACAAATATGCATGTGTAGTTAACTCAAATGTTGCACGAACAACCCTATCAGTGGTGTTTGACACCACAGTCTCAAAATCATACACGTCAGAATAGCTTCTAAATTTAAATCCGTTTCTATCTCCAAACGACCTACCTTCATAATGTAGTATTTGTTCTATCAAATCATTTAGCTGTGATTGGTATTCACACCATACACTAAATGAATATGTAACACGTACATAATCCGGAATTCCCATTATATAGAACTGTCTTGGTTTTTGCGCAGTAGTTTGTTGTGAGAATTGATCGTATTTGAAATTATTACTATATTTCTGCTCAGTTTCATAAAAAAACTGCTCATGGGGTAATGCTTTATTCTTTTTTAAATCTGGTTCTTTTTGCACTTGAGTTCTTCTAAATCCAATAACGGGAATCAACATCTTTCCTTTCCCATCACGCATAAATCCATCTTTTTGTATGGTATCCCATTTTTCTGGGTTTGTGTATAGGACGGGGACGTCTATGAACTTACCGTTATCCAGTACTTTTGGTTTTATAGTTTCATCAAAAAATCTAGATATTGCAAGATCAATATCATATAGATGTATACCCTTAAATTGAACGTTGTCATTATCGCGTCTTACCTGATTAGCTCTGTTATTTGTAACAGCATAGTTAGGTGACACAATTTTTTTTGAATCATCAATAAATGTATCAACCGTTCGTTTTAATGGTGGTCTATATTTAGCACTATTTTTCAAATTTTAAACCCAGTAGTTTGTTTATTTATACCTGTGTATGTTTGTTCGATGTTAAGTCTTGATCTTCTTGTTAAGTGTGCGCCAACTATTATGGATAAGCTATTCCCCCAATCTTGCCCTGCAAATGAATATTGTTCATTTTTGCCGACAAAGAATTGATTTTCAGAAATATTGTCACTCTCATAATATTCACCATTATATTCAATTATATCCCCAACCTCAAGTACAAGGTTTAATTCAATTAACATATCCTGTAAAAAATAAAACTGTATTGCTTGGTTGTAATCAAGAGCAATGGCAACTGAATCTATATCGAATATTGATTCGGACCTGTTTATTAAACATGGTATTTTTACAGGTTGCATATAAACCTTGTTCTCGGCTTCTTTATATAAATTAGTCTCTGTTTGGTTTAGTGCTATTTTATATATAGCAACTTCCGTATCAATTATGTCCATTATAAGTTCTCTATTTAGAGAATGTATAAGACTTACATCACGTTTTCCACCAAATAACGGCATATTATCCTATGTATATTTTTAATGGTATTAAATTTAATTGGTCTTTTATGTGCTTTGCTTCTTCTTTTTGTAATTGAAGTTGGTTTGTACGTCTAGTTTCTTGTAACGTTTTTCTTAATTCTAATACAAGTTCTTCTTTTTCATTTTGAGCAGACGCTATTAAATCTGCGTGATTTAATGTGACTTCTGCATTCGGTATTGGAAGACTATCGTACTTACCACGTATATAGCCCAACATTTCTTTTGCTAATGCTAATGTATATTTAAATATCCATTGTCTACCGACCGAGTTTATTTCAGAATATTCGTGATGCTCATACGGGGCATTGCTTGGGTCTGATACAAAGCTACCAGACGGCATATTTCTTGAAACTCTACTGCGAT